AGACTACTCAAAAGTAGAAGAGTAGCCCTATTCTCCATAGTTCACTTATGCATAAAATAATAAAAACTGTGTCGCTCGTACACAGTCTACTTTATCTTAATATATTACATTGGTCACAGTTGTTGATATCTGCTCCAACAATCACTCTAAACTAAGCCGAATAGTAGACTGCGACCTTTTGTTGTAATTTACTTATGATGCATACTCAAACACGAAACCTTTTGTATGAGTATATTTTCCCTGACACACTGCATGAATGCGACTTGAAACAAGAGAAAGTTCTTTCGCTGCTTCGCTTGCATTGTTGTATGTCTTTATTATTGAATGTTGTTTATCTATAAGGTTTATTTTTTTATATTGTGGCAATGATAAATTTTTTTGATAAACTTTTTTCTCTTTTGGTTTTAATGCATCAACATATTTATCAATATCCTTTACATCTTTTTCTAATAACCATATGTAGCCACCAGCAGTTTTTTGTTCATGTCTAACACAATGACCTATATTCCCATATGAAATCCCACTTACAAGTGATGCAATATCAAGATTTTCATGAACAGTTATAAAAACACCATTTTTTGAAAATTGGTAAATCTTATTCCTATCAAAATTTCTAATAAAATATTTTGAATAATCATCATTCTTATTATAATTTCTCTTAAATACCCATACATGCCCGTAAGCAGTTTTATGGTTTTTATTAGTTTCGTCTAAGCATTGATATAATGTGGATGGTTTATATTTTTTAGGTAATGACCCCATATTGTCCCAAATCTTAACAATCTTACCAGATTTATCAATTTGATATATAGAATCGTTTACAAGCTTTTCTAAATGATATTGCAAGTCTATTCCATTTTTTTCGTAATAGTCTTTATATAACCATATATAGCCATAAGCCGTCCTATATTTATCTTTCATCTTAGCACAAGCAGAAATACTTCCAAAAGAATATCCTAACTTCTTATTAATTTCCTTAGAACCAACCCATTCTGCTACAATATTTCCATCTAAATCAAATTGTATAATAGGCTTATTAAGGTTGTTATTAACAGAAAAATTTCGTTTATTTTCTCTCTCTTCATCTGTAAATATTTTACCCTTTATGCCTTCGCCACCAATTGTAAGATTGTACCCATTATTATATGAATCATAATAATCAATCCAATACTTTTCACGTTCATTTATAATATCTTGAGAACATCTTTCAATAATTTCAAAAATAAATCCGTCTTTTCCATATTTTCTCATTGCATTATGAATATAGTTAGAGTCGCCTTGATTAACTTGTTTCCAATGCCCTCTCCAACGTTCATAAATATCAATGCTTTGACCTATATAAATTTTTCCATTATGCTTGGCTGTAATTTTATAAATTCCACTAATTTTTTCTTTTGCCATTATAAATCACCTCTCTTTTTATTTATTCTCTAAATGAGTTAAATAAAAAGAGAGATAGACTTACTGCTGTCTCACGACATGTGCTATCTCTCAAATTATTCTAATCTAATTGAATATCATATAAACAAATTAAACCTTTATCACCTATCACTGACACTGTTTGCTCAGGTCTATTAACCTTTCTTATTGAGGTCGCAAATTGGTCGCTACCAGAAACGCTGCCACTTTCAATAACTTTCGTGTCATAAACAGTAGTCAAGCCATTGGTATGTCTATGACCAAGTAATACAATGTCTGGTTTGATTCCAAACATTAATGTAAAATTCTGCACTACATTTGCAGGACTATCCTTATGTCCGTGTGCAGAAAATACATTGTTGCCACGAATATTAAACATAGCAATTTCTGGCTCAATAGTATTATCACAAATACTTACATTATCTACATTCTGTAATCTTGCCTTCAAATAGAATGGTAAGAGTACATCCATATTTTCACCATCTAAAGCATCTTCCTTTTTAGGTGAAATACGAGAGTGGTTTCCCGGTGTAGTATACACATAGATGTGATTAAAATTATTAGCCAATCTAACCAACATAGCAGAAATTAACTCCGAAACATATTTAAACTGTTCCATTAAATCCATATTGTTCTGCAATCTCAAATTACTATGTATAAGTCCTGATAGAATTTCTCCAATAACAAGATAACAATTCTGTGACTGATGCAACCCTCTAATATCAAGAATATCAGATGTGTATTTCTCAATTCTCTGTCTTAACACATCTTCATTAAATACATTCTTCCAATTATTTATTTCAACTCCTGTATGAATATCTGTTAGGTGACAAAGTAAATCGGTATCACTATTAAATAAATTATAATGCACTGATATATTCATAGGTTCAGTGTCTTCGCATACAATTCTCTTAATCATATCCGCATAAGATTCTTTTCTTGCTTCTGTGCGAATTTGTCTATTAAATTCTACACGCTCATCAGATAATTGTTGCTTTGCTTTCTGTAATTCACGCTTTTCAATCTGTAATTTCTTAAAATATTCATCCTCGTTATTTCCGAATACACCAGCTTCATAGAAATCTCTTGCATACTTAACTGCTTTGCGAAAAGCCGATTCGTCACGATATTTATCTTCTTCATCACCGAATAATTCCTTATTCACCATTGGAGTAATTTCTTTCCAATTCTCATACTTGCCAGATTGAACTAACTCGTCCATACGCCAAATATAAGAGTGGTAATTTTCGTTTTCTAATCTTGTAAAATCGCTAATTGAATCCACCTACCCTCTATTCTTCATCAGGTAATTCATCCTCTGATTTAATGGATACACTAAAATCAATAGGTTTACCCTTGAAAATATTCAAACAATCTGCAACAGTAATTTCCTGCTCAACTTTATCTTCATCTTTGTATGTAATAGTAGTGCCATCTTCAGATAACATACCCTTTACACTTACCTTATCTGTAATAGTTCTTGTTTTTGTTAACTGTGATTTAGCCATAAAACCTTCCTTCTATTTCCTTTTATTCCTTTCTTTCAACTAAAAAGGAGTATGATATTTCACACACTCCTTAGATAATTTCGTCAATAGTACAATCTTCGCCAACAATATAATCTAAAATGCCATTCTGTTTAGCTTCTGTAGGCAACATATACCATTCAACTCTATATTTTTCGTTATATAAAGCATCACTAATATTCGTTCTGCTCATAATATATTCTTTTGTCATTTGCTCTAATTGATTTGTCTCAAAATCCATCCTATCTTTCATTTTTGCGGTTGAGTCCCAACCGGCAGTCGAGCCATCATGCATAAGAAATTCACTTCTTTTCATAGAATACCTTTTATGCCCTGCTAGAAAAATAAGAAAACCCATTGATGCGCATAATGCCTGATTTACAGTATACACAGGCGTAAGAGATGACTGTATTGCATCAATCAACCCATATCCATCACAAACAGAACCTCCGGGACTATTAATGTAAATAATAATAGGTTTTCTGTATTCAGAAGCTATCCCTTTATCAAGTCTATTGTATCTCAAAATGTGATACACGATAGCCTCAATAATAGAATCGTCAATACTACAATTAATATAAAGTCTTCTTTCATCAAGGTCTTCTAGTTCAAATCTATCAGACCAACTATAATTATAAATTTCTTTAATTTCCATACGAGTTACCCCGTGCTTTCTTAATATTTGTAAAATTAATCAAGTAAATCTGCCATAGTAGCAGTCTCACTTCTTTCTGTTTTTTGCAACTGAACATAGCCGAACTTTTGATGCCCAGCTAATTTTTGAACGGCAGACAGAAGTCCATTGTTCATTCTAAAGATTGCACTATCTGTCTGTTTAAAGTCCCCGTTCATCCATAAAGTAGAACCCTCTCCGACACGACCAATTAATAGTTGAACATGTTCCTTTGTGAGATTTTCCGCTTCTGTGCAATATATAATACTGTTCTTTATATCACGACCTCTAATATGACCTAAGTGCTGAATTTCAATTGTTCCACCTAATATTTGCATATCAAGCCCTGTTTCTCCTCCTAAATGGTCTGCAAGTACCATAGCGAAAGGTTTTAATTTTTCGTCTTTAGAACCCGGCAAGAAACCAATGTCGTTTGCGTCTTTTACGCCAACAGCATTTCTTACATAAATAAGTTTTTCAAATTTACCATCTTCAATAAGTTTCATAGCGTTGGAAATCATAATAAAATCTTTCCCTGTTCCAAATCCACCGGAGATTACCTTAATAGTCTCATCTTTATTTTGTAACATATCAAAAGCAATTACTTGTTGAGGATTTTTAGGTTTTATTTTTCCAAGATACTTGCTGTTTAATTGTTTATAGGAGAGAGCAGCATACTGTACGCCGTTCCATCTGCGATAATCCACAATTTCACCGTCAGATTTGCGAATAATTACATACTCATTCAACATGCAGTCAAAAATGTTTGTATTGATGTTTGTATAAAAATTACTCATTTCTTCATCTGATAAGGTAACATCTTTATATCCTTTATACTCATCAATGTTTGCTACAAGATTAATGTTATCTATGCCCTTAGTTGGTAATTCAAATATTTCTCTTGATATAAACCTACAGTTCACATCATTTGTACATACCAATACATTTTCTGTCTGATTATAAGAAAATGCAGAAGCTAAGATAATATTGTCAGGAGTTTCTTCTAACCCCTTATCTAAAATAATATCTTTAATATCCTTAGAATATTTGATTACTTTATAGTTGCCGTAATACTTGTCAAGTAATTGAGAAATTTTTCTTGCTTTCCATTTAATTTCACTATCTTTGTGAGAAGATGATTTGATATTTTCAATTTCTTCTAATGTTTTTTGTGCTATAACAAAAGACTCTTTAAATGCTGATTCTTGTAAATCTATAAGTGCATTAGTATCAAAGAATAGTTTATATTGCAATAATTGATACCGCCTTTCGTATTATTTATTTATCTTTTTGAAAAAAGACATATTTTTCTTAGACATACACATATAGTATTTTTTAT